GTATGAACCTTACATTTGTAAATCACAACTAATGGTGACTGATGGAAATTTTGGCGCAAGAGAAGTTATCCCATATGATGCTGAAGTGTTTGATTTCGATTGGAACATTGAAGAATATCAAGATAAGGATTTATTTGAAGTATTTGACAATAACGATGTGTTGCAAATGATCCAAACATTAACAAGTGGTTTGAAAATAAAACTCAGTAATTGGTATGATGAATAAATTTCTCGATTTATTTGGTGTAAGGAGGAGATAGAGAAGAAGAATGTTAGTACCTGCAATTTTGTATAAAGAAAAAATAGAACAGGAATTTGCAAAAGTTCTCTACACGGAAGATTATTTTTATTATTCTGGATATTGCTATTGTAATAGCCTGCCTGAAATAAGAGCGGAAGACTGTTTATATCAATTTGCAATGATAGATAGTGGAAAAAATTTGGTTGGATATTTGGCTTATAGAGTAGATATAACTTCTAATAGCGTAAATGGCTTTGGATTATATTCATTTGATAGAGGAAATTATATTGTTGGTAAAGACCTATTCGAAAAAATGGAAGAACTTGTTAGTAAGTACCATCGTGTAGAGTGGAGAATGATTGGTGGTAATCCAGTGCAGAAACACTATGATAAATTTTGCAAAAAGCATGGTGGAAATTGTGTAGTGCTACATGATGTGACGAAAGATGATTCTGGGAATTATCATGATGAGTATATTTATGAGATTGTGGCAAATTCTTGATTAGGTGGATTCAACAGCACACCTTTACGCATATTCGGCGTATGAATTAGCTGTTTTATCGGGATAAATTTCACATAGAGTAACTTTAAGTTCCAGTCGAAAGGCTGTTTATCATATTTAGTTTTATTGTTTATTTATATTACATTAAAAAAATTTTAATTTACAAGGAGGACGTTTATTTAATGGCAGAAACAAAAAAGAAGGGCAGATTATTTGATCTACCTGAAACAAAGGGTTCATTCCAGTTAAAGGGTGTTGTTGGCGGGACAGAAAAAGATGGTTTTTATAAAGAAATTAAAACTAAGAGCAACAAAGACATGAGAATGATTAACTTTGGTGTTTGCTATGAAGATGGTAGTACATTGTATGTCAATATGCAAGGTATGGAACAGGAAAATGTATATTTTTCAAAGAGAGCAGAAAAGAAAGGAGACAAGCATGAAACTGCAAAGGTTCCTTGGGCAGACAGATTTTCATATAATCGTGAAGGATTTAGACTTATTGGGAAGAACATTGGTGTAAAGAAGAAGGTTGATGAGACAGGAAAGACGGTTAATGATAAAAAGGTACTTACAGACTTTGATGCTTGCAAGGAAGTTGGAGAAAATCTGAAAGATGGAGCAAGTGTATTTATTAGAGGAAGTCTTGATTACAGTAGTTTCTTTGACAACAATGGCAATAAAAAGGTATCTACTAAGTTAGTTCCAAATCAGGTTTCTCTTTGTGCAGATGTAGATTTTACAGATGAAAATTATACAAAACAAAATGATTTCAATCAGGTAATCATTTTTATGGGAATTGAGCAGGAAAAAGTTGATGATAAGCCTACTGGAAGATTTGTGGTATCAGCAAAGATTGTTACATATAGCACGATTGAGGATGTTGAATTTATTATTGAGAATAAGGATTTAGCCAATAAGTTTAAGAAGTCATTAAAACCATATAATGCAATTAAGGTTAGTGGTCACATGGTATCTGCTACGCAGACAGAAACTGTAGTTGATGATGACGATGATTGGGGAGAAGAAGATGCAATGGAAAAGGTATCTGCTCCTACAAAGAGAGAATTTGTGATCACAGGAGCCAAAGGTTCTACAATTGACAAAGAACTTTATACAGAAGCAAATGTATCTGAAGCAATTGCTAAGATTGCACAGGCTAATAAAGCAGAAAATGATTTTGGTGGCGACAGTAATGACGATTGGGGCGAAGCTGATTTAGATTCAAGTGACGATGATGAAGCTTGGGACTAATTGGTAATGGGAAAAGATAACCAATTAAAAGATAGAACCGGCGAAGTGTCATACACCAAGTATGGCACTAAAGCCACTATTATTCAGTATATCAACAGAAGAAAAGTATTAGTTGAATTTGATGATGATTATAAGTATCAGTATTATACTTCGTATCCAAATTTCAAAAATGGAATGTTGACAAACCCGTATGAGTGTAGGAGTAAAAATGGAATCGGATTTATTGGAGTAGGTCAATATAATTCCAAAGAACATAAACTGGCATATCATAAATGGTCTGCAATTATCCAAAGATGTATTAAAACAGATTATACTGATGAGTCTTTAAAATCATACAAAGGTTGTACTATTTGTGATGAGTGGTTGAACTTTCAAAATTTTGCAAAATGGTTTTATGAAAATTACTATGAATGTCAAGAGCCGTTATGTGTAGATAAGGATATATTAATTCATGGGAACAAACACTATTCCCCAGAGACATGTTTATTAGTTCCACAACGTATTAATCTTCTTTTTATAAAAGAGAAGGGTAGGCGTGGCGATTTAGTTATTGGTGCTCAACATCATAGTAGCGGAAATGGTTATATGAGTATGTTATCTACATTGAACGGCAACAAATATCTTGGATTATTTAGCAATGAAATTGATGCGTTCAATATTTATAAAGAAGAAAAAGAGAAATATATTAAAGAAGTTGCAGACGAGTATAAAAGTGTAATACCGGATAAATTGTATGACGCAATGTATCGGTACGAAGTAAAAATTACAGATTAAATTTAGGAGGAATTATTTATGGCAAAGGCGAGACGTGCCTCAGTAACACAAAGTAAATTAGGAATGATTTTATTTGGAGAACAGTTTACAGGAAAGTCTACAATGGCTATGCAGTTCGCTTATTTTAAGCGTCCTGATGGAAAACCATTTAGAGTATTATATCTTGATCCTGAGACTGGTTCTATTGACGATTACCTTCCAGAGCTTGAAACTAATGGAGTAAACCTTGATAATATTTATATTGTATATACACAGTCACTTACGGAAGTAAGACAGTATATTGCGAAGGTTAAGAATAATGAAGATTTTTATGAGCTTGATGACGATGGGGAAGAAACAACTGATATTGTATTGGATGCAGATGGAGAGCCATTCAGAGCAGACGCAATTGTTGTAGATGGTACAAGTATTTTGAATCTTACAAGCAAACAGGGCTTAATTGAGTTCTCTAAGAAGAGAAACAAAATTAAAGCTGATAAGGATGGACTTGTTGGTGACGCAAGACTTGTTAAGGTCGAGGGAGCTGGTCTTGAACTTCGTGATTATCAAACAATCAATTTTAAGGGACAGGATCTTATCTTAGATTTAGCAGCGTCAGGAGTTCATTATATTGCAACCGCAAGAGAAACAGATGAAAAGGTAACAATTAAGCAGTCAGATGGAACAACTGCAAGTGTAGCTACTGGCAAGAAAATCCCCGACGGGTTCAAAGGCATGACATATAATGCTAAGACTGTAATCCGTATGTTTAGAGATGAGAACGGTACGGTATGTGCTCATGTAGAGAAAGATAGAACACATGTGCATGAAGATAATGTGATTCTCGAAGATCCTACATTGGTTGATTGGCAGTCGGTTATTGATAAGACGGCAAATAATAAGGCATTTGTTGTAAAAAATGACTTAACAAAATCTGTTGAAGTAGAACAAAATCTTTATGCAAAAGAAGTTTTAGGTAAGGTTGGTGTTCCGGCAGAAGAAATTTCACAGATTGATACAGATAACAGTAATAACAATCCTGCTGATATTGAATCCATGAAGAAAGAAATCCTTGCTAAAAGAAACGCATTACCACCTATCGAGAAGAAAGCAATGAAGGAAAAGTTGGAAGCAGCAGGACTGCCGACAGCATATAAAAATGTAACTGATGTAGAAATCCTACAAAAAGTCTTAGATATGTTTCAGTAATATAAACTCTTATGTAAAGGCGAGGATATGAGATATAAAGCGGAAAATGACAATGTTGGAATTACACGAAAATGTGAATGTTGCAAGGAAAGCTTTTACATAAGCAATAATAATATTGACGATGCAATCTACTATGATAAGAAAACATATCATAGTAGTTGCTTTATCAATATTTGTAATAAGCGTTCAAAAATGAAAAGAGAAGATGTATCTGTGAAATGGACTTGGGTTTTGGAACATCTAAATTCAATTAAGCAAGACTCCTATGAACATTTTAGTATTGCAATAACAAAAGAAGGTATCTTTGATTTCATAAAAGACGCTTATGATGTGACAATTATTCCAACAACAGTATGGCAAAAATTAGGAAATATTTATAACGGTACTTTTAAGGGGATGTCGTTTGGGATACCGCCAGAGCATTTACTTGATATGTGGAAAAGAAAAATTGATATGCTAAATGGAATTGCAAGTAGAAATGAAACTAAAGGTATAAAAATGAAACCAGACCAACGTATCAATTATGACTTGTCTATTTTAGTTAATAAGTATGACAGCTATTTAAAATGGCTTGAAAAACAAAAAATTATAGAAGCCGAAAGAGAAACAATAAAGAACGAGAATATTGTTGGAAAGTCTATTGGATATATGGTTACAAAACAATCAAATAAAAATGATTCTGATGATATATCTGATTTAGTAGATGATATTTTCGGATGATTGGCGGTGATAAATAGATTGATAGAAGAATTAAGCGATAAGAATATATCGGCAGAGATTTGTTTCGTTGGTGCTTTACTAAAGGAACCTGATTTATTTGTAAATTATGGAAACTTTGTAAGAAGTAAATATGACTTTTCTGATCCAGCAGTAAAATTCTTTTACGATAGTTTTGAAATTTATTATTTAACATTCTCTCAGACAGTAGATGAAACAAAAATGAATGTTTTTATGAGTCAAAATCAAGAGAGATTGAGCACATATAAACAATATAAAGGTTGGAAAACGCTTCAACAATATATGAATCTTGCTGATGAGAATGATTGTAAAAATTATTTTGATACAGTAAAGAAATATTCTTTAGTAAGAGAGTATGGCAGAAATGGCTTTCCTATTGCAAAAATATTAGCACATAAGAATTTTGATAAGATGGCTCCGAATGATATATACAGAATCATCCGTACAAAAGCAGATAAAATTCATACTGTAATTAATGCAGGTGAAGAAGCTGTTGAACTTACAGATAAAAATACTGTACAGATTGACAAGTATCTTGAAAAGCCAAATTTCGGCTTACCGTTTCCTTGGTATATGTATAATGAATATTTTTTAGGGATGAGAGAAACAAAACTACTGTTCGAGGGCTTTCTCTCAAACGAAGGAAAGACAAGAAAATTAGTTTTACTTGCGGCATATGTGGCTCTTGTACAAAATGAAAATTTTTTCTTGATGAGCAATGAAATGGACGAAGAAGATCTTAGAAGCTGCTTAATAACGACAGTAATCAATAATAAAGAATTTCAAGAATTACATGGAGTAATACTTGAAAAACCAGAAAAAGAGATAGTTTTAGGCGTTTATCATAATCGTAAGGGAGAAATTATCAGAAGAAAGATAGATGATTGTGGTATTTATCTCGAAACGAATGAAGAATATATAAAAAGGGTTCAATCCGAATCAGATGAGTATTGGCAAGTTAGAAAGGTTACAGAATGGATTGATAGTCCAGAACGTAAGGGCAAAGTAATGTTTAAGGATGTTGGCAATGATTACAGTCCAGAACAAATTGAGTTTGAATTGCGTAAAGCTAAAATGGTTCAGAATATTAAGTATTTTGGATATGACACATTAAAAGGATATAACACTGATGATTGGTCACAAATTAAACAATTTGCCACGAGATTAAAAGAACTTACAAAAGAATTACGGATGAGTGGGTATGCAGTATTCCAGTTAAGTGATGATACAGTATTCACTGATATTTTTAGCCTAAGTAGCAATAACATAGCTAATGCCAAGCAAATTAAACACGTTGCAGATATTTTAAACATTGGGAAAAAACTTAATAAAGATGAATATCACAAATATCAGATGGTGGCAGAGAATGATAATTGGGGAGAACCTGTTACAGAAGATTTAGATTTAAAGAAACAATACTTTTGTATAAAACCAGATAAAAATAGAGCAGGTAGCAAGGACAAAATTATGCTATTTGAGATTGATTTAAATTTAAATGTATGGAAAAACATTGGATATATCATTAAAAGACCTAAAAATACAGAATAAATGAAAGGGTGGTAACTAATTGGATGTTAAAGAACTAAAGAATTACATATACGAGAATAGATATGTTGAGCAAGTACTAGAGTCCATTGGTTGCCATCATATTAAATATCATTCATCAAATGGTTATTGGACTTGTGCAAATGCTACTGGTGATAATAATGGTGCGATTGTCTTATATAATAATGAATATTTAATGTGTATCAACTATACAAGACAAATGATTAAGACTTCAAGAAAAACGGATATTGTTGACCTTGTTTGCTACACAAAAGATATGACTTTCCCAGAAGGATTGAAATTTATATGTGAAGAAATTGGAATGTCATATTACCATGACTTTGAAGAAGATATACCCGAAAGTTTTAAAATTCTTAAAATGATTGATGATATGAATTCCAATTCTTTGAGCGAAAAAGAAAAACCATTAAAACCAATTAGTGAACATATCCTTTCTTATTATAAACAATATGTGAATGATTTGTTTTATGA